TCACCGTTGATGATGTTATGGTCGCGGATCTCCTTGAGTTTCGCCTCAAGCTCTGGTCTGGTCATATTGTCCAATGAAGCCGTCACGACCTCTTTCCTGTCAACATAGAACCCCGCCAACTGACCTCGTCTGAACTCAGCGTTGACCGCGGGACCCATTTGACCGTTGTTGACCGCCGTGTCGCGCAACCTGGCCAATTCCCTGGAATGTCTCACAAAATCAATTTTCGCCGATTCAGCGTACTCCCGTTGCAACTTCTCGATAGCCTCCACGACCTTGGGGAAATATTTTGGATTCTGCAAATTACACGCCTGTGAAATGGCTGATTTCTCTGAATATCCAGCCTGTTTCGCGCATTCCGTCGCAGTCAAACGTCCGTTCTCTTTCACGAAGATATAGACAAAAGCCTGTTGTTTAGGGCTTAATTTTCCATCTCTTATTTTAGGCATATTTTTACTTTAACACATTTTTAAAATTTTATATATATTTTTCACTAGATATATATATAAATATTTATAACATTTGACCAAAAACCTCATATAGGTTACGTAACTAGGTAACTGTATAAGTAACTAGATTGTTGTTATAATTCAAGAAGTTAAAGCTATAATTACGTCGTTACGTCGTTTTCTGAATAAATTTAGTTTTTTATTTTTTAATGTCTGGAGAAAAACCTATATGAAATTGAAAAGGGCGGATTTCCGCCATTCTGTATATAACCCATAGCACCACTCACTTGCTTAAACCCCTTCCACGCGTCTCTGAGAGCCTTTTTCCGTGTTGCGCGGTCCGTCAAAATAGAATAGAGTGCCCTTATGAACAGAAAAGACATCATCGACCTGTACAGCGACGACGAACCCGACATACTGTTCGCGGACGGATATGACGGCGCCATCGAGGGCGTCGTGTGGGACGGGGAGCGGACCCGCGTGGTCTACGCCACCGAGAAAATCCTCAAGATACTCATGGACCGCGACAAAATGACCTATGACGAGGCGAGCGAGTTTTTTGATTTAAATGTTGCGGGATCGCACATGGGGGTGTATACACCGTTGTACTTGGAAACATAAGGAGAAAGAATGACGAGATTTGTAGTAAGTAAAATGTATCACACAGGTAAATTTTATTATGTTGATGCAGACAATAAGAATAATGCCGTTGAAAAAACAATTGGCAAAAATCCAGATAGAATATTTGAGAATTATATTTCAGATAATCCTATTGCTGTTATTACAGTAGAAGAATTCTGGAAAATGTATGACATTAATAAGGACACAAGACCTTACGCTGATGACGATGATGATAAGATCAACTTGGCGGGTGTGTAATGGGAAGAGTAAAGGAATGGCTGATGAAGCTGGAGGAGGACGCGGCGGAGATGACGCGTGACGAGTTCATCGACAAGCACGGCGAATATCAATTGGACGTATGGGACCGCGTCAATGAAGTGGACGCGGACAGCTACGTCCGGATGAAAAGGGGCATGGACTGCTTCACGGTCCGTGGCCCGTGATCAAGGTGAGACGGCACGGAGTCGTCTACAAGAAACGGAATCCGGTCGCGCGCGAGGTGCGGACGGAGAAATATAAGATGAAGGTGATTCCCGACAAGCGCCGGGAGAGGAAGGAGAAGGATGAATGGAAAGAGTTAGTGGAAGACTTGAGAAGACGGTGAAGATCGGTTATCAGGACATAGCCATCAAACGGGACACGACCACGTTCCAGAAGCAGACGGACGCGTACGGGGAGTACGAGCACCGGAAGAACACCATAACGATACAGACCGGACTGCAGCCGCTCGACGAGGCGAACACCCTGCTTCACGAAATTTTACACGGAATAGCCTACATCAATTCGCTGACGCAGACGGGAGAGCCCCTTGACACGGAGAACAAGGAGGAGGTCGTCATCAACACGGTGACCAACGGCCTGGCGCAGGTGTTCCGGGACAACCAGTGGCTTCTGCCGTACTTCAAGGACAAGTTTAAATAAGGGGAAAAGAATATGAACATGGAAAGACTGCTAAAATCGGTAAAGGCCCATGAAGGCTACCGCAACAAGGTCTACCTCGATTCTCTAGGCAAGAGGACCGTGGGCGTCGGTCATTTGTGCGTGGAGGACTTCTGGGAGGACGGAGAGGAGTACGGGGAGAAATTCCTCCTGACCATCCTCGAACAAGACCTGAAAAGCGCCATACAGGGCGCTGAGGAGCTTTGTAGCGAGTGCCCGGCACTGGATGACCTTGCGAAGGAAACCGTCACGGAGATGGTGTTTCAACTGGGAAAAACCGGTGTGAAAAAGTTCCGTAATTTTTGGAAGGCTCTCAGGAACGATCCGCCCAATTATGAGAAGGCCTCGATCGAGATGCTGGACTCCAGGTGGGCTGACCAGACCCCGAAAAGGGCGAAGGAGATGAGCGATCACATGAGGAGCCTCGCGTGACCTGGTTCAGGATCAAGGACTGGTTCCTGAGCCTTTGCGAGAAGTACGGGAGCAGGGTGAGCAACTGGGCGTGGCACAAGCGATGGCACAAGCGAAACCGGCGCAGGTACAAGCATGGATGAGCCGTTCGTACTGCAATGGTACTGGCAGGAGAGCGCGTTGCATCCCTATGAAAGGACGAAGGCCTGGTACCACGGGCCCCGTGAGGAATGGATGAACTTGGAGGAGGACGATGACGACAATGATGATTCTTGACGTGTTACAGGTGGCTCTTCTGGCCTTCATCGCCGTGATGGTGTGGGGGATAGGGGAGAAAATGGCTGAAAAGGAGAAGGACGAATGACGGAGTGGGAACGACACGAAAGGAGGAAGCAGAAGACGGAACACATGCTTTCACTGGAGAACGAGGTCAGGGCGCTCTCAAAAAGGGTGAGACTCGACGCCACCGGCCACATCATAACCACGATCGGCGTGCTCAACGATCGGGTCGAGGAGTTGAAGCGTGAAATGATAAGGGACGGGGACCGGAAAAGGCTGACGGAGAAGATATGGGCGGCCGTCGGAGACGACCAGGCGGGAAAAACGACGTCCCAGAAATAAAAGATCTTGATCCCATCGACCTTTTAGGTGTATAACGGCAAGTTCACCCCAAAACACAAAAGAGGAGACTGAAATGACCGAAAGGGATATGGAGAAGATGCTTTGCTACCTGGCAGACAAGGTGGATAGACTGGAGAAAGAACGTTGTGGTTGTCACGACGAGAAAACATTGAGACATTTGTCGGAGAAGCCTCCGGCCCATTATCCCAAGAACGTATATAAGACGAATTATGACGAAGAAGAGGACTGCCCCTCCTGCTCGTCCTAGCGGTTTTTTCTAACGCGAAGCCCGAGGCGGGCCCGCCTCCTGTTCTTTCTTTTCCTTGATCCGACTTTGCGTCGGCCCTTGTGCCTTTTTCTTTTTAAATCGGCCCGGCTCATGTTTTCTTATCCTGTCCTGTTCGTCCTGCTGGACGCGACCGCGCCAGTAGTCACGCTCCTTGAGGTCCAGGTCGTTCCAGTGGAACTTCTTGTAATCCGCGTCATACAGATACCTGTAATGGCGGGCCCTCTTGTCATGGCGCGTGTAATCAGGATAAACTGGTTCCATCAACCATCAAATCGTTCTCGTTCATTTCTCAGGTCCATGATTTCTTTCTCGTGCTCGTCCCACAGCTTTTTTCCTTCCTTGATCAGCATGTCCCATTCAACGGGATCGAACACCTTCGTCGTTCCGTCCGTGTAGTGCACGCGGACGAGTTTTTTTTCTTCTTGTTCAAAATGGATGACGGCGTTAACTATTTTTTCCATCTTTTCCAACAGGTTTCTGCGGCTTGAAGTGCGCTGTTCTGATGTAATTTATGGTTCCCCGCAGTTCGTTCTGCTTGATGAGGATGTTCTTCAATTCTTCGATGTGATCCGCGTGATCATGATCCTTGCTGGTGATGTAGGCGGGATTGTGCGTCAGAAGAAGCTCCCTGGCCTCCGCCTCGGACAACTCCCCCGTCATCTTGTTGAGGACCGCGACGTACAGCGCCTGCTTAATGTTGTTCTTGTTTTGCTCGGTCATGATCTTTTCCATTCACCTGCTGTTCGTGTTCCTTGTCTATGAGGTAGCGAACAAAGGCGCCCATTGACATGTATTTTTCATTCGCCATGGGTTTCGCCAGTTTATAGGAGTCAATCTTAATCGCGATTGACTTGAACTTCGTAATGTCTGTCATTCTTTATTTCTCCTTTTCATTAAGCTCACATATATGGGATTTAATGAAAATGTCAAGGATTAAATAGGAGGGGATAGGTCATGTATAAGTATGAAATGGTGTCCTTGACCTTGTAGACGTAAAAGGAGTCAACGGCGTATCCGTGCAGGGTGTCGGCCAGGGCCTCCACGTCGACTTCCTGGCTCGTCCACTGCCTGATCCGTTCTTCGCGGTATTCCTTGAAAAAATCGTGGGTGTTGAGCATGGTGACGTAGCTCGCCACGCTTTCGCATTTGCGCCCGTACCTCTTGACGAGGACGTCGCTGTTGAGCGCCTTTATGTGGGGTTCGGTTGGATCTGTTTGAATGATTCCGTAGAAATTATTACCGAGCTTGGCGAAACGGGACTTTCCCCAGTCGGATTCCAGTACGGCCTGAGCCGCGCTGAGAACGACCACCACGCGCTGCTGCGGGGGGATGATCGCGTTGAATGCTTGCGTGCACTGCACGATTCCCGTGACGAATTCATCTTTATTGTCATATTCAAAATCAAAATTACTGATGAAAGGCTGGCACAGCAGCAGCAAGGTGGCGCACAGTCCTGATACAATGTTCATTATTTACATCCTTTACATTTTTACAATTCATTGAACACAAGCTGTTACACGCTTTACTTTGAAATTGCAGTATTTTGTTGCATTTAACGTAAACTTGTCAATAATGTAAAGCATGGAACAAGACAGTAAACAGGAGA